TTTTATTTATTTATTATTTCATACCGCAACTTGCAATCTTTAATTAATAGTATCAATTATAATATTCCTTGGAGGGATATTATGAATATAGGAGAGATTATTGCAGAATTAAGAATGGATAAAAATATGAATCAAGAAGATCTTGCAGCTGTACTTAATATTTCTAGATCAGCTTTAGCTAATTGGGAAAGTGGTAATAGAAGGATAGATATAGAAACACTAGTTGTTATATCAGATTTTTTTGGTGTTAGTTGTGATTACCTTTTAGGAAGAACAAAACATAAATATAATTTTGCTCTAGAAAATGAAAAAAATGTAGAAGCTATTATGGATGTATACGAAACTTTAAAAAAATACAAAATAGAAAAAGATTGAAGTGTATCTTAGAAATAATAAGATATGCTTTTTTTTAATAACGTTTAAATTGACTACAAGGCATTTTAAGAGCGTTTGTTATTTGAAGGTATTCTTTATTGGCATTAGAAATATATCAAGCCTGTACTCCATTTAAAAAATATTTAAGGCTATAGCATAGAAATGAATGGAATGATGTTTATATCTATAATTACAATTTAATACATAAAAAATCACCTATATTATAATATAAATATTTTCTATTTCTAATTTATCTATTTCATATATTTATATATTTTAATTTATATATTTTAATTTATATATTTTATATATTTATATATTTATATATGCGATTTTCGCATAGACCCCCTATGCGATTTTCGAATAGCTAAGCTATGCGATTTTCGAATAGACCCCTATGCGATTTTCGAATAGACCCCCTATGCGATTTTCGAATAGCTAAGCTATGCGATTTTCGCATAGGGGTTATGATGTGTGGATAAGCTGTGGATAAAATAAAATAAAATTTAATATTGACATAAAATGACTTACAAGGTAACATTAAGTTATAGCCGTGTTACATTACTACTTAGGGAGGGTGAGAGAATGAATGATAGTACAGATAATCGTAATATAGTGGTCGACCTAGATAAAGCTAATTTATTTGTTCCTTATCATATTGCATTGATGGAACAAGAAGCATATACTGGGACTGAAAAAATGGTATATTTAGCATTAAAAAGTTTTGCAATTAACTCTAGTGCTTGTTATCCATCTCAGGCTAAAATAATGAAAAGAGCTAATATAAAAAGTAATAGTACTTTAAGTTTAACTTTAAAGAGCTTAGAAGAAAAAGGTGTAATTACTATAGTGCCAGAATTTGATGAAACTGGTAGAAGAAAAAGTAATACGTATTATCTATCAAAGCTTAATCATGAAACAGGACTATTTATTACTGAAAGTTTAGAATACATAAAAAGAAAAAAATTGGTAGCGGACGCACAAGCTAAACAATTGAAACAAGGATCAAGAAAAGGTGTAAAAAAAGCTATATAGGAGGTTATGATGAGCGATATCAAACAAAATGTTATTAAAATTAATGGAGAAACTTTAGTAAGTAATGATTTTATAAGAAATCCTAATTTAACTGGTAATGAAAAAATGATGTACTTGATACTGGCTTCTCATTGTCCTCCAGGATCTAATAAGTGCAATCCATCAATAAAAAAGGAATTAACATCAGATAGTGGTATGAGTTCAAAGACTATAATAACATTATTAAAATCATTAAAAAATAAGGGATTAATTGAAATAGAAAAGAATAGAGATAAATTTGGTGGGCAATTGACTAATTCATATATTCTTAAATAATTATAGAAAATTAAGTCGAGTTAAACGGATAAAAAGAGAATCTTAGTATTCTCTTTTTTTGGCTTATAATATTATATAATATCTTGTAATATTAAATAATATTATTTGTTATTGACATATTACTTCTAATAGAGTATAATTCACTCTGTAAATGATATTAAATAATATTATAAAATATTAAATGATTATAAATAATCTTACGGGGAGATGTGTATATTATGAAGATTGCAATTGATTTAGGGAACAGAAATATTAAATTAGCCTATAAAAAAGGAGATAAGGTTGAGTTTGATAGTTTTCAGTCTAGATTTACCGACGAAGAACAACAAGATTATTCAAGCGCAGAAGTTGTTGAAATTGGGGATATTAAGTATTGTATAGAACAAGGGAATTATGATTTTGAATTTAATAAAACAGAAAAAGATTACTTGCCTTTATTATTATGTGCTATAGCTAGAGCTACAGAAGATGAAGAAGTTGAAATAATGATGGGAGCACCAGCAGAACATGTTAGTGGATTAAGAGATATATTCAAAGCACAATTATTAAATAAAGAATTTAAATTTAAATATAGAAATAAGGAGAGAAAAGTCAAAATAACTAATGTTGGAGTTATAGGAGAAGGATTTGCTTCATATTTTGCGATTCCAAGAGCTGTTAGAAACACTAATGGGAACTTAGGAATAATTGATATTGGAGGAAGAACTGTTAATATAGCTACATTTATAAATAGTAAACAAGATAAAGTTTGTACTTTAAATTTTGGATTATTAGATTTAAAAAACAATATCCTGCGTGAAATAAAACGTAGTGGGAAAGACTATAATATAAATACTATAGAAAATTTACTTGATAACGGAAGAATAGAAATATCAGATGAAGAAAAAGAATCTTTAATTAATAAAATAATAAATGAAGCTAAAATTTATAAAATAGATATAGATCTATATACATGGTTCTTAACTGGTGGAGGTTCTATTGATTTAGGAAGTACTCAATTAGATAAATTCTTCGGAAAGAACTGTATGTTAAAAGACTCATTATATTCTAATGTTTTAGGATATTATAATTTCATGTTAGCTAAATGGGGTGAATAAATTGAGTAAACAAAAGACTAGAATAATGAAACCAGTATATTTTAATCTTGATGATGAAAAGGAAAAGGAAATTAGTGATTGGCTAGATAGCAAGTTCTCAAGCTTTGGAGGACTAGTAAAAGATTTGCTTTACTTGCAAATGCTTCAGGAAAAAGGACTTGTTCAACGTGTTGATGCTCCTGTTCAAAACAACTCTGAAGTAAAAGAAGTAGAAAACACAGAGATAGAATATGATCATAATTATTATTGTAATTCAGATGAAGCTGATGATTTTCCATGTTAATGTATATAAAAATATGTATTGGTAATAATAAAAAAAGAAAGGATAAACTTATTTAAGTATCCTTTCTGAAATGATTAATTGATTAAGTTTGTGATTGCACTTATATGCTCACTTTTTAAATGTGGTGATTTTAAATAGTGATAAATAGCATGGAAGTCATTCGCAAACTTTTTATTTTTTTCTACTTCTAAATTACTTTCTAAAAAATTTCTAATAGCTAAAACTTTACTTCTGCTTAATTGTTTGTTTTTTAGCTTGGATCTTATCAATTCTTTTAGAAATAGAAGTTGTATGTCTTTATCAGCCTTTGAAAAATTAAATGATATATTTCCATTTTTTATTGTATAGTTATTTTTCTTTTCATTTAGCTGATTCTCATAGTATAGATCTGGTCGCATATGATTACATGCAATCACTTCTTCAGCTGTATATTTTTTATAGGGAATATGTTTTCTAATACCTGCTCCAATTAGGCTGGGTAACATTAATATAACTGCTTTTATTAGCAGAGCTCCTATAAAGATGATTAATAAGTTTGTCATTTTTCATCACTCCTGTTTTTTTAAAATTCTTCTACCCTTACGGGTTAATGTTCCTCCTTTCGTACCTCATGGACGTGCCAATCGGTGAGCCTTTCGGCTTTTCTTCTATAGCTTTGCTACTAATGTTTTGAATAGATTTTATGAATGTTTTGTATAGGTGTTGTCTTTTGATTTGAAGTTTTATATTATAATATATGCTTTTTTATTTGATTTAGTACAAGATATTGTGTGTAAAAATATTACCCAACAAACTTATGGGTGTGAAGTAAGTAACAGCCTAAAACAAAACCCCCAATAAAAGATATTGAGGGCGTGAATTATGAAAATAAGTGAGTTGATAAATTATCATAATTTAAATCAGTATAGATTATCTCAAAGTTCTTGCTATTGTATCTTACTCCAGGAGTTGGACGAGCAACTATTAGGATAGGAAATGTACCCTCGCATTTAACCTCCAGTTCTTTATCTCTATAAAGTTTTTCGTATAGCTGAAATTTAGTATTTTCCGTATAATGAGTATAATCAACTTCTAAAATAGTGAAATATTTATACCCATCTTTTTTAAATATTACAAATGCATCAGCTCTTATGATTCCTTTAAGGTATTTAGGTTGCATTTTAACTTCTACTATTTCACATTCATTAGCAGCTAAAAATTTTAAGTAATCTAATGTTATTAGGTCATGATCACTTATTTTCTTATCTAATATAAATACTTTTTCTTTACTATAGTTAGATTTATAACTTTTTATTAATCCCATTTTATTTTCAAGGTCTGATAATCTCCGTCTTGCATTTTCATATGATTTATTAAAAAATAAATATTGAGCTTGTTTTATAGTTATTCCCCTATATTGCTCTATGTGTTTTAATATTAACTTATCTCTTTGCATTAACATTTAACTCTACCTTTCCTTTCATTCTTTTTATTTTCTTTTATTTCATTTTTAGTTTCTTTTTCTGTTGCAGCTTCTAAGAAAATTATTTTATCTTTATCTAAATCTATTGGCGTATGGGTAAACTTAACTTCTTCTACTTCTAATTTTATTATTTTTTCTTGTGGTCTATTTGGAACTATTATTTCTTTTACGTATTTTTGTAGTATTTCATAGTCTTCATCTATTGAAGGAACTTTTACCATATCTAGACCTTGTGAGCTGAAAACTAAACATTCCCTTTCTTTAAGTTTTGTTGCTCCTGAATCCTCTATTATATTTTCGCTATCTCTTTTAGAGCGCTGTCTTAATGTTATACAGCACATTTGAGATTTAACTTCACTAGGAATATTTGCAACAGTACTTCTTTGAGTAACGCTAAGGAAATGTACTCCTGCAGCTCTACCAGCTTTAACAATAGTTAATATATTTGTCCAACATTTATTTTTTAATTGTTTTATTTCCTCTGGATCACTATCACTTGCTATAAAAAATGATACTTCTTCTATTACAAAGTAAATTCTTTTTAATTTATTTTTGTTATTTTTATTGTAATGGCTTAGATTTTTATAACCTTGTGAATTGAACTTACGACATCTTTCATCAACCTTTTTAGCTATTTTTTCCAGCATTATACTTACTTCTTCTAAGGTATTACCAACAAACTTTACAGGCTTGCAATTAGAGAATTGTCCTATTTCTCCTTTAATAATCTGACTTATATATAAATCTATAGTGTTAGAATTGTTATATATTAAATTTGTTAATATTGAAGATAATAAGAATGTTTTCCCTGTCCCTGTCATTCCCCCTATAAGTATGTGAGGATCCTTTTCTATATCTATAAAGAAATTTTTTTCACTAAAATTTTTGCCTATAAAAATCAAATTGTTTGGTGATTTTATTGGAATGAAATCATAATTTTTTAATTCTTCATTGATTACTTCTATTTTAATTAAATCTGTGAATCTTATATCTTCTATTGTTACAATTCCTCTTAAAGAGCTCTCTAGAGAATCAATATGTTTTTCTAAATCTTTATAGCTTTTACCTGCTGGACATTTAACTGTTAATTCCACGCCATTTTTTATTTGCTTATTTTTTATAATTTTAAAATCAAGTTTTAAGTTGGCCATTGTTTTATTCCATCTATAAGCAGTTATGTTTAATCTGTTTAATAAATAACTACTACCTTCCTTTGCTAAAATAACCCCACCAGTTATTAGTGATAAGCTAATTAAATCCATAAATACAACTCCTGAAAAAATATTTTATACTACATTTTATGCTACAGTTTATAAATAATTACAATTGGTAAAAATAAAATATGAGGTGATAAATTATGATGGGTAGAACTCATATGGCTATTGGAATTGCTGTAGCACTTCCAGTAATTAAATATTTAGATTTATCTTATGTCTCTATGGCTGGAGCTATTGTAGGCGCTGTGGCACCTGACTGGGATTTATATTTAGGAATAAAACATAGAACAATAACACATAGCTTATTATTTTTATTAATAAGTAGTGTTTTAGTTGGAATATTTAATATAGATATGGCGATATTGTGGTTTATAGCTTATGCATTACATATTATTGCAGATAGTTTTACAAAGATGGGGGTTCCGTTCCTTTATCCATTTATTGAGAAAAAATATGGATTAAAACTTATTTATGCTTCTGGAGCAGAAGATCTATTTGTTTTGTTGGTTGCTATTTATATAATTTCAGAAATGATAAAAATTAAATAAATTTAGTGTTAAAAATATAAAAATGCGCTTTTTATCTTCAAAAAATGCGCATTTTATTCTTTTACCATTTACCTGACCTCGGTAATATGTTCTAAAGCTAGTAAAATAGCTAATCTTATAAAAAACTTCGCTTTTTCAGAATTGTGCGCAGTTTTATTTTTGCTTTAATAAATTAATTATTAAACGTAAAAAAAATAAAAAAGGCTAGAGACTAAAATTAATCCCTAGCCTTAATAATTATAAATTTAATAATTTTCTCCAAGTATTTTGACCAACAATTCCATCTGCTGATAAACCTCTAGTCTTTTGAAATTCTCTTACAGCAGAATAAGTGCCACTACCAAAGATTCCATCTACTCCATTTGTGCTATACCCTAGTTTAACTAGCTTTTCTTGAAGTAACTTAGTTATATTACCACTTGCACCTTTTCTAAGTGTAGGACATCCAGCTAATGTTGCTGGTCCAGCTATGCCATCAACATTTTGTTTTGAAAATCCTTGGTTATTACATTCTTGTTGTAATCTTCTTACCCAATCATCACCTGTAGTTGTTACAGTAGATTGAGTTTGAGATGTAGATGATGTATTTGTATCTACTACTGGATCACTAACTATATGATTATCTAATGCATCTACTATAGCCTTTGCAATTGCCTTATATCCAACTTGAAGATACTTGTTTGCATCTTCTGTATCAACGAAGCAAACCTCTATTAACATAGATTTAGCTTTTGTTCTTCTAATTACATAAAGTCCCGTACCAGCTTTAACCCCTCTATTGTTAAATCCTAATGCAGCTATATTATTACAAACATCAATAGCATCTTGATATTGTCTACCTTCGTAAGTGTACACCTCAACACCTTGTCCACCTCCTGCATTAAAGTGAATTGCTATGAACCAATCTAAGTCCTCTCTATTAGCTTGTTGAACTACTAAGCTTAAGCTTTCTGATGTAGTTGCTGCATAATCCACAGTACAGTTATAAACAGCATTACCTCTTTCCTTTAATAATCTTCTTACTTCTTCTCCAACTAATCTAGTATGTTCTCCCTCTTTTATAATCCCTACTGCTCCAGTTCCAGCACCTCTTAAAGTATGTCCATCATTTACTCCAATTTTCATTTTTACATTCCTTCTTTCTTGATATATTTTTATAAATTAAAAGAGAGCCTATTGGCCCTCAAAATTATTCTGATTTATTTAATTGTTTGTATGTTTGATTTACTCCAACAGATACTCCCCAACAAAGTATTCCATATAAAATTCCATTAACAATGGTATCTAAAGCTACTTTGTATTGAGTATTTATAATATTTAATAATACAGCTATAGTAATTGCAAATAGCATTAGCAATGAAGTTATAAACTTATCAGGTACAGTTTCTAACTTTTTAAGAAATACTCCTACTACATATGTTGCAACAATAACGATAATTAAAAATTCTGGTATGAAAGTCATTAAATTTTCCATTTTTAACACACTCCTCTTTCTTCTTCTATTCCATCAATACGCTTATGAGCTGACTTTACACTTTCTTCTACTCTAATAAGCCTTTCATTCATTTTTAGCATTTCTCTATCTCTTTGCTTATTATCTAATTTAATATCGTCTACTCCTCGACTAATATAATCTAATTTAGCTTTTGTATCTGCTTCCTCCCTCGTATCTGCTCTTATATCTCGTCCTTTGTTTCTTTGAAATGTAGAATAACTTATAACAGCTCCTACGATTGTACAAGCTAATGCAATGCTTATTGTTTCCATTTTCACACCTACCTTTTATTTTTTTGTATTAAAAAAGAGCCATTTCTGACTCTCCAATTATTATCCCCACATACCTTTACTAGCAAAATCTCTTTCAGAAGTATAATAATCCTGTAAGTTTAAATTGTATTTAAGGCATTTTCTTTTAAGTTCTTTTAACTCAGACTTAAAATCCTCTGATTCATTTTTTTTAGCTTTTATTGTTTGGGCTAATTCTTCTATTTCTTTAATCGCTTTAACTATAGGTAATTCAAATACATCTCCCATATTTTCTCCTATCTAAAAGTTATTTTATTCCATATCGTTGTTCATAGTAATTGTCTGTTTTTTTATTAAGATTTTCTTCTTTTACCATTTTCTCTAAAATATTTATTATAGTTTTATTTTTATTTATATTATATCCTGCAGAAATGGCCCAATCAATTACATTTACTATCTCTTCAATTTCATTCTTGTCTATATCCAAACCTTTCACCTTCAATTTCTAAAATTTTATTATATATCTCTTCTGTTTCTCTTATTACTGGTAGTAAGCTATATTCATCATTTAAAAATATAAAACTATGATTTGTGTTATCATAATGTCTTAATGTTTTTGCTGGTTTATCTCCTATCATTATCATATTCCTAGGACCTACATTACATTCACATATAATATTATTTTCTTCATCTCTGTACCAATCTTCAAAATACTCATCATAATGTTCTAAAATATTTCTGTATTTTCTTGCAACTTCTGAATTAGCATTATAGAAAAACTGAGTATCTTCTCTAATTTCAAGTTTATCTCTCAAAGCACATCCTCTTGCTCTATAATTTACTGTAGGATACAATATCTTAGATATATTTCCTAATGAAGTAAACATATTCTGTAAGGCGTAAAATACCCCTTGTGCATTTCCATTTGATCCTAGTGAATCATTCAAAATATTTACTGATGTAAAAACATATTCACATTGTCTTTTAATTTCTCCTAAAAAGCATTCAATCATTCTTTCATCTACATTGTTATTCATTCTATAATCCTCCGTTATATTTATTTTTATAAAAAATGTGGTATAATAGAGGTAACAAAATAGACCTCTATTATAAAGAATTCACTGGATGGCAGTCCTTAATGTGAATTCTTTTTTATTTTACAATGAATAACTATAAAAGGCAAATTTAAACAATAAAAAAAGAACTAGCTTTAACTACTCCTTATAACATTTTAAATATTTAATTTTACGAACAATATAAATCAAGTGTGAGTTAAATTATATTTGTTATTTGGTCTACACTTAACAATTCTAATATAGAATACAAACGAATACTTTCGCCAGTTTGATTATTTATTCTAATATTAAAATCGCAAGTACCATTATTTTGAATTTCAAATCTTATATTAGTATCACCTTGCACTTGACTATCAGACAATGAGGCATTTCCATCAGTTATTTTTATTGATAGTAAGGCATTAACACATTTTCCTGTATTATAAACATTTACCTTTATACTAAATAACATAGTAGGTGCATATTGTGTTGTTATTCTATATAAAGTGTCAGCAGTATTATTACCCAACACTAGTTTAGAAGCATAACCACCATCTATAATTTTTCTGAATTTAAAATTATCTTTAAAATAATTATTTTTAGTTTCTATTATTTTATCATCGCAAATTAAAATCGTTGTATCTTCTAATCTATTATTTTGAACGATTGAATTTTTAAGAGTTGAAGTATCATTAAATAATTTAATTAATCTCATACTAGGATTTTGATTTTTTATTGTATTTTCTTCAATAAATAATTTAGTATTTTCACCTTTGAATACAATTGTATTACAGCTTCTTTGACTATAAAATCTTAAATAATTACCTTTTATTTTCATGTTTTTACCGCCATTAATAAATATTGAGCAACTTTGATCGACAGCATAATAAAATTTAGAAAAAGCGTATAAAAGTGAAATTTTATTGTTATTTATTATTGTTTCTTCTAGATAATCTTTAGTAACAGTATTATTAGGTTTTACATAAATTCCACAACATGGAGTTGTCATTGTATAATTGACTAATATTTCATTATCAGTAATTTTACACCCATATCTATTCAAAGCACTTATACCTATTTGTTGAAATCCATCTAATTCATAACTATCAATATTTTTATGGTACATTTCATTGAATATTACTGTATTATTTTTAATGTAAACCTCATTAGTTGATGTTCCTTCAATAGCTTCTCCATCTCTATTTGTTATTCCAATTTTACAACCTTTAACAGTATTTTTATAAACATCTATAAATTCAACATTAGATTTAACATCTATACCATACCAATATCCACGAACTTCATTATTATATATATTTACAAATTTACAACCTTGGTCAATCGTTATACCTTGACTTAAATAGTTTACTGTATTTAAATCATAGTAATTAATCAATCTATTGTTATATACATTTACATTATTGCTACCAACACCAAATACTGAAATAGTACCATCATATGTCTGACCTTGAACAAAGTTATTGTATATATCAACATTGTATGATGAATAACATAATATTGCAGACATGGAGGATTGACTCTTAATAGACTTATTATAAAACTCATTTTTGTAAATTTTCACATCATGACAACCTTTATATAATTGCACTAAATAATTCATATTTTCACTAATACAATTATGAACTTCAACAAAAGAACAATTATTAAATGTAAGAAATGCTCCATTATATAAACTTCTACTTCTTAAATCATCATTTATATTAACACATTTACCACCAGAAAAATTAATATTATTAGAATTATTAAATTTTATAACATTATAATTATCTATATCAGTTAAATTAACAATGAATTTCGTACCTATTTCACATTCGATAGACACATTATTAATATCTAATAATTCTACAATTTTATCTATTTTGTAATCACCTTTTGGAATAAATACATTTTTATGTTCTGTATTAGCTTTTTCAATGCAAGTTTTTAAAATTTCTGAAATGTCTGTTTGACCTGTTTTATCAGCTTTCAATTCAACTATTTTATTTTCAATATTATCCAATTGTTCGCTATTATTTTTTATATTTTCTTCGACTGAAGTGAATCTTTCATTCAATGTATCATGTGATCCTCTAGCAAGTTTAACTTCCATATTAGCATTATCATGATCAATTGAAGCGTCATCATAACATTGTTTAATTGCATCATGTATTGACTGCCTTACATCTTTTCCAAACACGGCACTTTTTATTTGATTTAAATAATTTTGTATACTCATAATTACCTCCTTATAGTTGTATTCCTGATATATGAATATTTATCGCAGCTCCTTTTGCCACTATGGAGTTAGTAACAATTGGAGTACTTAAAATTTTTGTTTCTTTAGAATTAAGCGTAAATAAAAAAGCAACACTATCTAACTTTAGCGTTACTTCCTTTTGTTCACTATTTGAGTTATGCAATAATATAGTTTTAACTATAGCTCCAGCAGAATTATTATATAAAGATTCTTCATTATCAGTTAATATTTTAGCTGCTAATCTCTTTTCCTCCATTCTATACCTCCATATTAATTCTTCTAGTTAATTTATCTAACTTATTATTAATAGAAACTAAAGTATTAGCAATTGCATTTGTAGCATCTACATTAGCCTTTACTACCTCATTTAAATTCCCCATATTTTCATTTGTATTATTTAATATTTCTACAGTATTATTAAGTTCTACCGATACAGAATTCAATGCATTAACTGTAGTTTGTACAGTTTCTTTAACTGTTTTAACTTCTTTTGCAGTAGCGATATTGTCTAATTGATAGTCCTTAATATCTTCAAATTTATCTCCAATAGAAAGAGAAGAGCTTTGTGGAGAGTTTATATCTAAAGTTTTCTCTATAACTCTTAAATCTTCATCAATCTTCATTAATGGATTTATAACTCGATAAGTATTTCCAACTTCAAAGCTATCAACATCTAATCCTATAGTACTAAGATCTAAAGCTGTTACTTTATGTTTCTTTTTAATTTTATTATTTTCTCTTAGATACTCTTTTCCTTTTCTCAGTAGATTTTCTACTATATTTACATCATCATAAGTAACTGTATCAACTATTATTCCAAATTCAGATATAGCTTCTTCATCATCAATATAATTAAGGCCATTATTAATACTAGATATTGTTAATCTTTCTTCGCTATCTTCTAATTTTGCGCCTAGTGGTATCAATCTAGTAATAACATCCGATGGATCACGTTCTTGCTCTATAGTAATAAGATTTTTAGCTAATACTATTTCTGTATCTTTTTTATCACCTATAGCTTGTATATAATCTAAATATCTTACACCATTTTCATATCTTATTCTTAATTCTCCACCAAGTCTATCAATCAACTTGTCCTTTATAGTATCTAATGTTTTATTATAGCCTAAAAATCTGTATAGGCTATCATTATTATCAACAACATCAACTATACCAACAGTAAAGTGCTTATCTTTGCTTACTTGCTTATTATGGCTATCTATAATTAATTCTAAAAAACCACGAACTGTAATATCGCGACATTCTCTATATTCTTGAACTGAATCCATTAAATAACCTAATTCACTTTCACATATCACACTTTTACTCAATAAGCCACTTGAACTCATATCAGGAGTTTGAATTAATATTCTCCCTTTAAATTTAGTTTCATTTGTCTTAACATTTCTAATTTCTACTAAAGTTTTCAAATCTTTAAGTAAATCATATCCGTGGTTATCTGGAAGTATGGTAAAAGTAAAACTATCAATTGTATTTATACCAAATTTACATTGTCCAGCAACACGAGGTGCTTCACAACTTGTACTTACTGCGTTAATAATTATTTCATTAATATCATTAATTATTTTAACTTCATACATGCTAAAGCACCTCCTTATACCATTTAAATTCTATTGTACCAGTCCCTTTAATAGTTAAATCATTTAATCCTTTATCTAACTTAAAACTCCATGATTTAGATTCTCCAGCCTTAAACTTAAAAGTAGTATTACCTTTTACTATCTCCATATCATTACTACATTTAACAACTGGATTAATTCCTGTAGCTCCATTATTATATAACTGTATATTTTTAATATTTTCAACTTTGAATTTAGTATCTTGGACCATATCTAATTCAAAATTAAATTCATCCCAAATATCATGGCCATCTTGTAAAGTAGAAATTTTAAAAGGATATGCATTAAAAACAACTGTAACTTCACAATCAATATATCCCTCCGAAAATTTAATAGAGCCTTCACATTCAGCAATAAAATAATATCCAGGAATAAGGTCATCATACAATGGTTCCTTAGAATTACTTGTAAGCCAATCTGTAATAGCTATTTTTTTATTTATAAAATCTATTTTATCTTTATATCTAAAATCAAAAACATATTTAATAGTTCTTTCTTCATATACATTATCTCCATATAATGAAGAAAAATCATAACTCCCATTCATATATGGGAGTGTTTCTTTAACTTTCTTTTTTGAAGGTGGATTAAATTCTCTGCTTATGATCTTAAGTCCAAAATCATAATAACTATGTTTATTACTTTTAATTATTCCACAAACTTTATCCAAGACTTAACCCCCTTTTAGCTAAATTTAATCTTTGACCATTTATTTTATCACTATATGGAGCTGTAACTTCAGCCACCTCTTTACCTTCTAAAATAACAGGGACTTTTATAGTAACATTACTTTCAGTAGAATTAATATTATTATCAGCATCACTTTGCATAGAATTATTATGAGCAACAACTCTAGCTGTAGTCATAGCAGTTTCGTAATCTACTGCTGATTGCATTTTATATAATAAATCTGCCATATTTGCATCAATATCTTTTTCAAGATTTGGAGTTTCTAAATCTATACCTACTCCTATACCTTTAACAATGTTAACACCTATTAAATCTCTCATTCACGTTGTTATCCTAAAGGCTTTTTATCCTCTAGTTCTTATAGTTTCCTATAAGGTCGGCATATCTTTTCAACCGCTAAGGTTGTCGGGAACTCGTGGGAGTATTATATTCTAAACTCTTTCAATAAAAAAGAGCCTAGGTTCAACTCCTATGCTCTGCATGTGACTATGATTTTAAACATAGCCTTCCATTCGGATTAACGTAAATTATACTTTTCTTTATTTGAATAATAACTATTTGCTTTAATAGATTTTATTAATTCTGACTTTGGATTATAATTACACATTCCTAATTCAGTTCCCTTTTTAAGGTACTTAATTATAGTTGTTCTACTTTTAATAAAATCTATATTATTAAGAACTTTTGAAACATTTTGATATTCATTCCATTTATCACACACAATTTTAATTATATTGCCATTTGCTTTTTTATCACATTCATTAATATCAATTAATGACCAATTGATTATCTCCTTCAATTTACTATATTGAATTTCTTTTAATATATATTCAGAGTTGCTTTTACTACAATTTAATTCAATATATTCCGAAATCCCATTTTCTAATGCTAAATTTCTTTTCTTTTTATCATTTAATTTAACTTCTTCAATACTATCACCACCACACCCTATAAAACTATGAGTGTAATGTTGTTCTCCATGAGCTTCTACAATCCAGTTATAATCATCTAAATAGAAGTCATATCGATAATTACCGCACCATTTGCTATTACCCTTAGAATATTGAATAGTAAATTTTAAGTTACTCATTTTAAAAAGATTATATAAAAATCTCTCAGAATACGAATATCCACTTCCACATAAACAACCAATCCCATATCTATTTAAATCAGCTATTCTCAGAAGTTTTTTTTCACCACAATAAGGACATTTAACTTTAGCCATATATTCACTACCTTTTGTATGTGAATACGCTTCTTCCTTATCTTTGAAATATTTTAATAAGTCTGGTCTAGTTGTTCCAATATCATTAACACCTTTAACAACCTTTTTACTATTACATACAGGGCAACCTATTTTATTCAAATCACTTTCCCTTAATGTTGTTATATTCCCACACTTATTGCATTTTAAATCATATTCTTTCCCGTTACTAATGTATTCTATAATCTTTCCTGTTTTCTTATCTTTTTTGATACGATTTATAGGATTATATTTTCTATTTATTATCTTCAAAATTGAATTTTTACTTTCAAACTCTTCATTTATATCATATTTAAATTTTGGTAATATTTTATTATTTAATAAATTTGTTAATTTACATCTCATAAAACTTGTTGTATGAATTAATGTTTCATTATCTTGATATTTTATTAATAATTTAGTGTGCTTTGAAGGAAATACATCTTTTATTAATAAATCCCCTTCAATTCCATTGTGTATAAAATGAACTTTCATACCTTTTGTTTTCACCCAATCAATCCCTGAAGATTTCATTGGCAAATTTTCAACAAATATTTTATTTTCCAAACCCATCACATCCCACAACTTATAATTAAATATCTAATTTAATTATATCACAAGCCATGGAAAAATAGAAGTATAATTCTTAGCCTTCCCGATTTCTTTCCCGATGTTTACTATGTTGTTACCAACATAGGGGGCAATATTTTACCCTACTAGGACTGTGTATTCCAAAAAATCCTTTAATACTACTGATAACACTATCAGCAAAGCCTCCTATTAGGTTTATAATCCAACCAGCCATATTAGAGATACCACTCCAAATACCTCTTATTAAATTAGAACCAATGCTAGCTGCACTATCCCAACTAAGTATATTTTTAATTCCATTAATTGCACCTGTGGCTACATTCTTAGCAGCCTGAACTAAATTACCTAAAGAGCTACTTATTCCATTAGCAACCCAACTTATTAAGTTTTTACCTACGCTAGTACCAGAAGTAAATATGTTTTTTATTCCATTCACAACACTATCTGCAATTCCTTTTGCTATACTACCTATATTGCTTTTCATAGAAGAAAGCCCATTCCCAATCCACTCAATCAAGTTTTTCCCTAATCCAGCCCAATTGTACAATGTTATAGCATTTACTATAGCAAGAATTATTTGAGGAATATTAGCTATTAGAGTAGGAATTGAATCTATCAAACCTTTAATAAGCATCATCAATATTTGCACTCCAGCCTCAAGAATTTGAGGTAAGGCACTATAAATTGCATCTGCAAAACTATTTATAATCCTTGGTACCTCTGAAATCAATGTAGGCAAAGCAGTTACTAATCCCTGAACTAAAGCCATTATTATTTGAATAGCAACATCTAATATTAAAGGCAAATTTTCAATTATAATATCACATATAGATATTATTAAATTTACTATAGTAGGAATTAATGTAGGTAAATTCTCTGATATTCCTTGACCTAATGCCATTAGTAATTGCAGTCCAGCCTCTAATAGCATTGGTAACACCTGAACAATTCCATCTACTAAAGATGATACTATTTGCATAGCTCCACTAACTATTTGAGGTAAATTATTAGTTATACCATTTAAAATAGTTTGTATTGCTTGTACTGAACAATCAATTAAAGATGGCAACGCTTGAATAATACCATTACCCAAAGAACCTACCATCTGAACACCAGCATTCAATAACGAAGGTAATATATCAGTTATTAATTCTGGCAATCTAGCCACAATTGGAGGAAGTAATTTTTCAACTAATTGTCCTATACCTTTTATTGCTATTTCAATTCTTGGAAGTATATTATCACCAAATGCACTTGCAGAATTAACTAAATTATCAATTAAAGCATCGAAGTTAGCATTGTCGTCAGCCATACCAGTTAAAAGATTAGTCCATGCAGACTTAGTCATATTTAAAGAACCTTCAATAGTAGTAGCTGCTTCCAATGAAGTTGTACCTGTTATGCCCATTTGTTCCTGAATTACATGAATAGCTTCTATTACATCATTAAAATTACTTATGTCATATTTAATACCACTAATTTTTTGGGCATCGGCTAAAAGCCTTTCCATTTCGGCTTTTGTACCACCATAACCTAGTTTAAGATTGTCCAACATAGTATAATTCTGTTTTGCAAATCCTTGGTATGCATTTTGGATCATCTCAATAGATGTTCCCATCTTATTAGCATTATCGGACATATCTTCAACTGCCATATTACCTATTTGAGCGGCTTTTTCTGTATCTCCACCGAGTCCCTGTAACAGTGAAGCAGCGAAACCAGTAATAGTACTCATATATTCATTCGCAGACATTCCAGCCGTTTGATATGCATTGTTTGCATAGTCCATTACTTTATCGCTACTGTTTTTAAATAATGTTTCAACTCCACCGACCAGCTGTTCATACTCTGCATACTGTTCAATAGATAACTTTGTTAATACTGCAACTGCGCCAGTAGCTGCAGTCACCATTCCAGCTGTGATTTTTGAAACAGTTCCCAATGTCTTACTAGCTATACCTTCTAGTTTCCCACTAAGACTTTTTGCATCACTTTCTGCTCCAGAACTATCAATTTCCGTATCTATAATTACTCTTCCATCACTTATAACAAACACCTACTTTCTTTATAAAATAAAAAAAGCAGGCATTGGCTCACTGCTCTAAGGCGTGGCTCTAAGCTCTGTCTTTTAAATTAACTTCTAACTTATTTATTTTTTTACAACGAGGACATTTTATTTCCCCTTTAATATAATCAGCCTTTAATAGCAACTGATTACAGCTATTACAACGTATATTTTCTATTTTTATCACCTCTTATATAAAATAAAAAGCACTAATAATATAGTGCTTTATACTTTCCATGTATTTCCGCAGTTTTGGCATACAGCATGACTACGTACTTTACTAGTAACTTTATTAGGTTTAAATATTTTTATAATAAGCCAAGGCAATGTTAAACATACCCACATAATTAGTTCAAGCCACCAACCTACAAGCAACCAATACAAACAACCATGTTTTTTATTTTTAACAATTGCAATAGCTTGTACATTAACATTTTCACTTCCACATTTAGGACATTTCATTTATTATCTCCCCTTTATATTTACATACATTGGAATTATACAATATAAAGGGTTAAATAACAATAGTTTACACTAATTTACTTATGTCTTCTCCATTCAACAAAGCTTTTTCAATTTCATCTAACTTTTCCTGTTCATTTTTAGATACAGGAATTTTATAAAGATTCTGCATCTTTTTATAATAAGCTTTTTCTTCTTTATCTTTAATCTTAGACAAATCCATACTTCTATACTTCATTATTTTAACTATTTCATTATTTTCTTTTAAAGATTTAAACATAGCTTTAAATTTCCACCAATGCAATTGATCTATATCTTGCAGATCAATTCCGTATTGATCTATAAATGCAGCATAAATATAATCATCATCATGTTCGAAACTATAAATTTGGATGTCACTCTTGCCTTTACCTTTTCCTTTAGATAATTCTATATCTTTACCACACCTATAGAACCATAGAATTTTTTCTATTGCTTCTTTCCAATATTGTTTCGGAGGGATATCTTCATAATAAAGATTTAAAGCCATAATAATTTTATCTCCATCATCTACAGAACTATCTTGCATTAACAATTCAAATAAAATAGAAGTACGAAAATCACTATTAATTTCGTACTCTTTATTGTCAATAGTAATTGTTTTAGGAACTAAATCAATTAACAGATTCATTACTTATTTCTTCTAGCAGCTCTATTAGGAGAATACTTTTTAAATATATCATTTATAGCATTTTGGCTTTCTTTATAATTCATGCATAAATCCTCAAAAGCTTTCATGGATATTAATAAATCTCTTTTATTTTTAAATACCTTTTCTGAAGTTCCTTCGCCAAAAATATTATCAAAAATTTCATTAATAGCATCACATATGACTTTAATGCCTTCTGAGTTTTTTAAGTTAGCAATTTTAGCCTGGATTCCTTGAGTTTTTTCTAGCTCCTTTTCAACTTTTTGAGCTGTTTCATAATCAAGACCATTTAAATCTCCTAATTCAACACCATTAATTATCATTAAAATCACTCCTATTCTTCTGATTTAGCTGTAAAACCTACAGTAAATGATTTAGCACTTGTATCAAAAGTTCCTTCAATTGGATCACTTTGACCTAAAAAGCTACCGCTTATACCTAGTTCACCATCATTATCGTCAAAACTATCAACTGCTATAGCAATCTTAAACTTTCTTGCTCTATAACCTGCAGCTTGAGCTGGTTTATCTAAATCAACTATGATATATTCAGTTTCAGTTTCCTCGCCAGTCTTTTGCATTTCTCCAATTTCTCTTATATATTCTATAGCCTTTTCACTTGCTATTTGGTCTGTATTAAAACTTGAACTCCATTCATACCCAGTAACAGCTTGACTAGAGCTCGACTGATTTATATACCTTTTAGAAGATGTTTGGGCTGAGGGACTTTCATTTAATTCTGTAAATCCTGCTCCTAAGACTTCAAAAGTTTCTCCAACTTTCATGTAGTTGGCTTGTACTTTTCGTTTTCTAATTCCCATTTAATTCATTCCTTTCTTAAAATATTTCAATCTTAATTGTATCTGGAATTGCGCAGTATCTTCTGTTACTGCAAAAGCATATCCAGTAGAAGTCACTTTAATTTCTAAAGGCTCCAATCCATCATCGAGTAATGGAAATATTTCATTATAATTATTTTTTTCAATTTCATCCGCTAATTTCTCATAAAAACCTGAGTTATCAATATTGGTTAAAACATCAGCGCCATAAGGCTCTCTACTTGTAAATATAAAAGAATACTGTCTTATGCTATCACCATTAACATATTTTTTTACTATAGGCTCAACAGGAATCTCCTCTATAGAATAAGTATCAGCATTTGGTTCTAAGTAATTTACATTAACCCTTATAGCATTATTAAAGGTATCTAGACATTCTAAGTTCCTCATATAATTTCTAATACTATCTATAATCATCTGCTTCTACCTCCAACAAAATTTGCGATAGATTTTACTATTTTATCACCGTTATCTATCCAACAACGTCTATCCCAACGCTTTCCTCTCAATCCACCTTGATTTAATCCTTGTTTTCCTTTACCTTTATTGTTATAGAATTGTTGCCTAGCGTAAGGGGCATTATATATAATTTTGCTTGACTGCAATTCAACCATCATATCTTTAAGTCTACCAGTATCATATGGTATATAATTATTAAACTCTTTAGCTACTTCCTTCGTAAATTTAACTTGAGCTTCCCCATTCTTGTTCAAATGTCTCTTGAGAAGTATCTTTTGTGTATCGTCCATTTTCAATTTCCATTTTACTTTAGGAGAACCCACTTTTTATACTCCCTCCACTTCAAAATGATCCGATAATTCATTTATAGATTTAATAGTTATAACATCATCAAACTCACTTTCTAAATCAGCTATACGATAAGGCTTAACCCCAGTTACCTCGAACTCTACTTCACCTTTAACAATTTTATCTCCAGGAGCAAAAGTAAAACATTCTTCCCTTTCTAAAGGATCTAGTTTAGCAAATTTTTTAGGGCTTATATAATTATCTAACTTATCTACAAAAATAATGGTACTATCAGCAAAAAGCAAACCTTTATCGCTTACAGTACCATTTCTTTTCCCCTGCCAATTAACACCTTCAATAACTGTCCTTTGATACATATCTACTCCTAAAGAATTATCATAATATCTATTGTAAATAGTTATATCTGCATTCTTAAATAAGACTCCCATTATATCACCTCTAATACATACGAATATATGGAGTAGGCAACAAAGATTTTACATCAGCAGTTATGGACCAAGCTTCAATATTTGAATCAAAAGATATACTTTGATTACCTTCACTCATAGACTTTACTCCAACCAATTTAGCTGAATTGATTTTATTTGCATTTTCTATTAACTGATCTACGGCTAAAGTATAATTTTTCTTGATATATTCATCACTTAAATTTCTATTTAAATAATTTCTTATAACTAAAATTGCCTTAGCTTCATTCTTTTCTTCTAAAGTCAAAATCATCCCTCCTATATAAAAATAAGGAGGAAATTAATCCTCCTATAAAGTTATAGTTCCTATTCCTAATTCTTCACCATGAGGTAATGTTGGCAATGCAGTAGCAACAGCCTTAGTAAATTCCCCAACTGGATCTATAGATGTATAAGTTCCAACAAAAATCTTATTATCTAATATTGAAGTTTCCTCCATCTTTCCATCACCTATTAATTTAACTTCTTCAGCTGTTAAACCATAAATAGTTTCACCTAAAGTTTCATCACCAAACATAGATATTACATTTTCAGGGAAGTATCTAGTAGTAGTAAACCCTTTAGAAGTTTCCTTCTTATATTTCCCTTCATAAACCACAATTTGAGGTAAATCTAATTGAGCTAAAAGTTCATTTAACGCAGCTAAAGTAACAATCTTATCTGAATTAACTCCATAAATAGCTTTTCTTACACTAGCACAATTACAAATAGTTTTAACAAGCTTTCTAGAAGTTAAAGCTCTTGTTGGTCTATATCCACTTTCAGTTTCAACTGCATCAGCGAGTGTAGCTAAATCATTCAATGGAGTATCTGTTTCAGGTGCATTCCATGTGAATGATTTTTTATTTCCATTTGGTACCTTATAATCAATAGTAACCTTCACCTTATTTTCATTAATAGCAATTTTACCAGTAGATAATAATTCCATTCTCATAGCTTCAACCCTAACTTTAACTGCATCAGTCATTTTTTCAGCATCATTGTAAAGTTGAGATAAAACAAAAGCTAACTCTGCATCTGTTCTTGGATTATTTATCTTAATAATTTCTTTTTCTGCAATTTTTATCTTTCTCTTAATTAAAGCTAAGCTTGCAACACCTTTTTCAATTGCTTCTCTTGAAGCTAATTGAGTCTCTGTATCAAAAGCATGAACTTCAGCAGTAACAGGAAGTCCACCTGTTCCTAAAATCATATCAAATTCAATATCTTGAATTTTTCTTTCTGGGAAAAGTGATTCACCCAACATAGGTGCAACTTGTCTTTCTTTAAAATAATTAACTAATTCATTTGTATTAAAAACTTCTTCTAATCTTGGCATAATATCATTCCCTTCTTATTATCTAAATTTTATATTTGGTACTTTTGCTTTAGCAGCAGTTTTAGCATCTTCTTCAAATCCATCAAAGATTCTATCTTCTCTTAAGTAACCCTCAACTATTATTGAAGCAGGAGAATCTCCATTAGTAACATCTACTGTTTTATAAAGTATTCCTATTGGATCACCCTCAAAACTTGATCCACTTGCTTTTACAACTGCTCCAGTAGAATCTATAAAAGAACCTGCTTTTACATATTTTCTACCATTTTCATCGGTTTGAGTAACATTTGAAGCTAATACAGTTCCTGAAAAAATAACTAAATTTTTATCAGTAACTAAAATCTCCATATCATTTTCATAATTTGACTTTTTAAAATACATAAACTTTCCTCCTTATTTGTCACCCCAAGGATTACTTGGAGCATTTGATTTTGAATTATTTTGAGCTGCAATAGAAGCACCAATGCTCATTGGTTTTCCATCTGCCCCATTACCTGGTATATAACTAGATTGCTTCATTTTTTCTGTAGCTATTGCTTCAAGTCCTTTAGACCAATCATCCGCTATAGAATCTATAACTTCTTTAGTCTTATCAAAATCCTCACCTAAGCATCTTTCAACTACACTAGCAGGCAACTTTTTATCTGCTGCATACTTCATAGCTTGAGTTAATAAATCTTTTCTTGCATTAGAAGCTTTTTCATCCGCTAATTGTTTCTCTAACTCTAATACTTTTTTTTGTACTGGATCCGTAATTAAATCTGGATATTTTTCCTTAATAAAAGGCTCAAGAGCCTTCTCTAAGTTATTATCCTGCCAAGTCTTTAAAGCCTTTGAGTGATACTTATCATTTTCACTGTCCATAAACGCTTTAAATTCTTTATCTGTTTTCATTTTTTCTTTAAATGCATTTAAAGTTAGGCCACTTTGTAAAAGTGACTTTGCAAAATCACTTTCTGATAAAACTTCATCAATAGAACCTTCATCATCAATTTTTTCAATTAATTTTAATAATTCTTTCTTTAACATATATCCTCCTTATCCCACAAACCTCTATAAGACTCGTGACACAAACTTATTTAACTTAGTAATTTATTTCACACCTCGTACGATAAAATCACACAAGACGATTTTTTACATAATAAAAGACTCTAATTACATTGTGACTTAGGTTTATCACACCATTTACACCTGTAACCAAAGCCTTTTTGAAATACTATTTCATGTTTATGATTTTTAGTATTAAATATTTGTTTAAATTTTTCTATAAACTTCACTCCAAAACCTCCTACTCTTCAATGGTATAAAAACACCTACACAATGGATGTATTGGTGTTTCTATCTTATCTTTAATATTAAATAATCTATCATGATACTGCGCACAATCATTACATAATCTATTATCTAAAGTTGCATTATATCTGACTTTTTTAACTCCAGTTTCTTCACAAAATCTATCAAAAGCATTACTAGAACACCTATTAACTTCAGTTTCCACTAACCTTCTAGCATTATAAGCACTAGTATTAAAAGTCTTTTCTATATCCTTTTTTATTTGATTGACATTAATCTTTCCATTAAGAAAATTATTAACTTGTTTATGAAGATATTTAGCAACTTCATTTTCATTTTCCCAAACTCTCTCGCTAAAATGCTTACCTTTAAAATTAGATTCTATAATCTTTTTAATATCCTTTAAATTAGCATTATAATTATAAAATTTAAAAGTTTTATTAACTGTAGATTTGAGAATAACATTTAAAGCATTAATTTGATTTTTACCAATACTCTTATAGTTACTTAAAATTAGACTAGATATTTTTTTATAAGATCTATCTCTATCTTCTTTTCTAATACTCATCAACCCATCTATAATAGTGTACGTAAGCATAATCATTGCTATTTCTTGTAAAAGCTCATCTTTAGCTTCTTTCTGCTCTTTATAAACTTCTTTTAACTGCTCATTAGCTTCTTCATAAAGGCTTTCTATAAACTTTTCTTCATCCGTCATACTAATCACCTAAATTATTTAAATCTATTGAAATTTCTTCACTTTGTTCTTTCTTAACTTTCTCTGCTTCAGTAACCTTATTATTTATAAAACTAAATAATCCCCTAGCTGTATCCTTAGAAATAATACCTTCTGGAGTTTGAGATAACATTTGAGCTGTTGATAAATCATCTGTTGGAATGTTAGGAGTATAAAGAATTTTAGCATCTTTATAATCATAGTTTTTATTTTTCCTTAAATTTAAATACTTAAATAAAAATCTAATTCTATTTTTAACTATATTCTTATGAGCTTTTATCTCTAAACTACATTTATTCTCCAAAACTATAAGTCTAGATCTTAAAGTAATTCCACTAAGATTTGATTGCAATGATTCATTATGATTTATATGGCAAGCTAATTGATACATTGTATCTTCATATCTATCTAGAGTATTCTGAATAAATGTATCATTAATATTTTTTATCAACCATTGTGCATCAGCTTTTTCTCCTGGAAGTTGTAATACACCTAATTTCTTCATATCAGGAATATCATCTTCATCAACTTGAGAATTTTTAAATAATAAATAAGCATTTCTAAAATCACTTATTTCATTCCCTATGTCAGATAAATTAGTTTCAAATGCATCTTGAAGCCCTTTTAAATCTTTATAAATGCTATCATCAACACCTTCATCAGTTAAATCTCCTATAGAAACTGGAACTTCACCAAAAATATTATCTGTTGGCGGAGCTATTTCTTTAAATTTACCATCAAAATGATATATTTTATCAGAGGTATAAACATCTATATAAGAAGTTGTTGTATCAAAATCATTCTTAAAAGAATGTATAAAAAAAAGAACCTTTTTTGAAGATTCATCATAATAAGCATAACCATCTATAGGTTTTATTATCTTACTGCAAAAATCAGCATTTTCATCAATATAATAAAGTTCATAAACTTTTGTAAAAATAATTAAATATTTCATCAAATCTGTATCATGCAATTCATTCCAGTGAGCTGTGTAATACTCTATATCCTTAACTACATTTTCATTTTCAGTTCTTGATTCATATGTTATATCATTACCGAGAGTATATGCAACTTCCTCTTTTATAAACTTTTTTATATAATTAACATTTATTTTAAGATTAGATCTTTCTGTTACAAACAAATATTTTCTTATTGCATCAGTATCACCTTTATAATATCTATACATTTTTTCATATATATTTTTAAAAACTTTGTAAGCTCCATGAGCTTTTTTTACTAATTTTAAATGTTCAGGATTATTAAGGTCTAATCCAATTTCTTTTTTAAAAAGTTTTTTAATAATATCATTAATTTTCAAGATTTGCACCTCCTATAATCCTAACAATTTTCTATCTATAATTTTAATTTTAGATAGCACTTTAATAACTTTAATTTTATTTTCTAATTCGGCTAAATTATCAGGAGCATCATCATGAATACTATACAATTGCCCTTGGAAATCCTTTATTTCATCAATAGCTTTTTGGCTATCTTCACAATCAGATACAATTATAATTTGACCATTATTTACTGGATCAACAATAGTACTTATTTTTTCATCTTTATTCTGTCTCTGCATTTCATTAATCCATTCATATCTTTTATTTTTAAGAATCTCATTAGCAGCAATTAATTCTTTTATCTTCACAACATCTGCCCCTTGATAAGTATTTTTTTCAATGTTTATATGAGTAACATCTAAATTTCTTTCAAGAACCTCAACTACTTTTTTACAATACTGTTCAAAGGTCATTTTTCTATGAACTATATCTTTTATATAAGTAAAATCATTAGTTGCTTTACTTCCTACCATGATGCTTGTACTATCAGATTTTTTATTTGTAGTACTTGCAGGGTCTACACTCATAATAGTTTTAATAAAATTATGTTGGCATATTTCTTCACGAGTTTGAGTTTTAACAGATTTAAACCATTTTTCTCCTATAGAACTTGCATCATTCATTAATTCACTCATAAAAGATTTTCTATTTTCCCAGTATTTAATGGCAAGATCATTAAAACAATCCCATTTTTCTGGCCACCAAACCTTAAATTGCATTTCCTTTTTATGTAGTTCATAAAATTCTCTAGCATTGTTCTTTCTTTCTTCTTTATTTAATTTTTCATCAAAATAAATATCATGACACTGCTGCCATAACTCTGATTCAAATATATCTTCTACAACTTCTCCTGGCTCCAAAATTATAGCTCTTCTTAAAAGAGTAAAATAATCATTATTTCTGCTTAATTTACTCATAAGACAATCCATATGCAACACAGTTCCAATTGCTATTATTTTAGTTGCCGATTTTATTTTTTGGCCATTTCTATATACAGCCTTATCGCCAACTTCTTCAATTTCTTTGGTCCATTTATTATATTGTTTCTCCCTAGCAGAATCAGTTAAAATATTTTTTTCATCTTGAAAGTCATCACCAATAAATACTGTAGGCCTTATCCCTCCCCAATTTGAACCTCTAACAGAAGTTCCTGAACCAACTGTCTTTATATAAGTTCCATTAGTAAATTCAACTTCATTAGCATTTACTGTATACTTTTCACCATTTTCTTTAACTGTTTTGGTATTAATTAATTTACCAAAGCACTTAATTATTTTTTTATTTTCATTAAATATTTTTTTTATAGAATCCAAGAATTGAGTTGCATCTGTGTCAGTCTTTGCACCTAATAAAGTAAATAAAGATTTTTTATAACAATGTAACCAAACACTAACTGACATATCAAATATAGTAGTCTTTGCCATTCCTCTTGGCTCTATAATTGCAGCTTTATCATATAAATCTTTAACAAATATATTATTTGCTACTTCCCAAAGCTCATAATGACCTTTAGATAATTGTCTGTTAGTATTATTATCCTTAACTATAAAAGTATCACTCATAAAATAAAGGCAGAAAAACTCAATATCCCTTTCTCCTAATGCCTGAGCAAGCACATCAAGTTCACTATTATATTTATTTAGGAGTATTTTAGCTGTTTCTGAATTATAATTCTTAATTAAATATTTATTTAATAAATAAACTTCATATTTAATTTCAACATCAAATTTCAATCCATCATAATATATCAATCCAAAGCACTCCTTTTATAAATTTTAAAAAAAGTACTTAGAAAACTCTAAGCACTTATTTATCTTCTTCATATTTTTTTATTAATCTATAAAAAGTATTTCTTTTAAGCCCTAATTTCTCCATGGCTTCATTACCTTTTATTTTTCTACTCTTCCATTGATCATAAACTTCAGCCCAATTTTCAGGAAAATCTATTTCTTTTCTTCCTTTATATTTTCCCTCTTTTTTTGCTATAGCAATTCCTTCAGCTTGACGTTGTCTTATATTCAATCTTTCTTGTTCTGCCATAGTTGCTAAAACTTCAATCAAAAGATTATTAATCATATCCATAAGCCACTCTTGGCCCTCTGGTATATCCATCATTGATGTAGGAATATCTAATATTTTAATTCTTACACCCTCATTTTTATAATATTCAAGTTCTTGTTTTACTTCAGATTTATTTCTTCCAAGTCTATCTAGTGATTTTACATATATAACATCACCTTTTTGAGCAACTTTTCTCATTAATTGATATTCTGGTCTATTAAAATCTTTACCACTAACTTTATCCTGGAATATAAATCTATCATCTACATACTTTCTTAGCTCTACTAATTGTCTATCTAAATTTTGTTCCTTTGTTGATACTCTTGAATAACCATATATTCTCATACAAACACCTCGTTTTAAAAAATATAATAAAATTTTATAGACCTAGTCGCACAGGGTTTCCAAATATCAAATTTAGAATGTACCCCCCCTGCATTCAATCTACAATAATATTATATTCTTTTGTTTGTTTGAAGTCAATGTTTATTTTTGAAACATTTGTTTTATGTTTTTTAACTCTTATGAAACACTTTTAGATGTATTATTAGTGTTGCTTTTAAGTATACTGCAAACAAACACATTAAACATGATTATTGCCTTTAGTATCTAATACATTATCTACATTTATTTGGCATAACATTTCTTCTATATTAATAGGAGCAGCACTTTTATTGCCACTATCATTAACTTCTTGTGTCTTATTGGTAGGAGTTCCAAGCACTCTATTAAGAGCATATATTATAGCATCTAAAGAAGTCTTATCAGATGAGCTTTTAAGAGCTATCTTAATTAATTTATCCATCATTGGATTAATATTGCTTAATATCTTCTTTTCAACGTTAGATTTAAGCTCTGCTACTTGCCTGTCCAATTCCACCTTAAACTTATCTTGCTTCTTCCATTCACTTATAGTCTTTCTATTAACACCAACAATATTAGCTGTATTGCTTATAGTTTCACCTATTGCAAGCAATTCAATAGCTTTTAATTGTCTTTCATCTAACTCATTACCAAATGCCATAAATACACCTCCCAACTACTCATTATTTTTACATAAAAATAGACACATACTTAATTAGTACATGTCCCTTTCAGATAAATTTCTATAATACTATTTTATACTTAAATTATAGATTGAACTCGATAGTTATATGTTTTCTAACAGTTTAATAACAGTTGTAACACTAACAATAGATTGTTACACTTTTTGTTTTAAAATTGTGTAACACTCGAAAGCTAGTAATACCAACGTTTAGAGTGTATTTTTTATCATGTTACACATTTTGAAAATACATATGCGTATCTTTATATTTATATCTATATGCTCTTATATATAATATATATATTTTATAAATTGTGTAACATATATATATATAAGTGCTAAGAATGGCTCAACCATGCGTTTTATCCATGTTACACATTTGTTACACCTATTAAAATTCAAATCTTTGTTAAGCTAGTAATATCAATGCTTTAGTCATGTTACACTTTATGTTACACTTTAAAAAGATTGTGTAACACAAAAAAATAAAGGGCATTATGCCCCTTTTCTAGTTAAATATATAATCGCTTAATTTATTAATTATTTTATTTCTAAGTTTACAGCAGTGATCTTTATCAAAGTTTAATTCAAATCCAATCTTTGCCCATTCATTTTTAGGTTTAACAAAATACCTTAATTCTACTAACTTAAGTTCTTTATCATTTAAACACTTTAATGCATTTTCAATTTTATTTTTTCTTGATACATAAAGAAGCTTGTCTCTTTGTAGCTTCTGGATCTGTTCCTTTACTACCTCATCTCTTCGTATAACTTCATTTTCTACTGAACTACTAAATGCATTAGTTGGTCCTGATTTTTCATCATAATTAATTGCCTTTAATGTTATATCATTCTGCAGCATTTCAATATCTATCTCTATACTTTTAATTTTTATATCTAAATCCTTATAATTATATAAGGCATATTCCGTTTTTTTAAATAAATTATCTTGTTCCAAACTATCACTCCACTCTTTAAAGGCTTTTTCTAATGTTTATATTCTTTCAAATATTCTCTTGGTATATATTTAATAGATTTTTCAAGCAAATTATTTTTCATATAAATAATCAATGAAATCTAGGTGATTTTTTAATTCTTCTTCATTCATTGAGTCTAAATTTGATTTTTCCATTCCAAATTCTTCTTCAGAAGCCCTTATAAACTCCCTATAAGTTAAAGTGTTATCAGCATCTGATTCGCAATCACATATTCTTTTATCTAAATTTTCTTTTAATGACATATTAAATCTCCTTTATTCACATTCAATCTAATTATTATATTCCGCTACTTCCAAATCCATTAGCTCCTCGATTAGTTGCTTCTAATTCATCAACTTCAATTATTTCAAACTCCGGTACATGATTTATTTTTATTTGAGCTAATTTAGTATGCTTAGGTATTATAATACTAGTAATATGAGGATTGGCCACTATAATGTTAATTTCACCATTATAATTACTATCAATGGTGCCTTGTATTACTTCGATATAAAATGGTTCCCCGTTATGTTCAAGTCCATTTAAGCTTATCCCACTTCTAGGTCTTATTTCCCCTTCATAATTCTTAGGAAGCTGCATTGCTATACCTGTAGGAATTGCTTTTCTGTAGTCATCACCAGTTATCAAGACATCTTCTGATGTATATAAGTCATAACAAGCATCTCCCTCTCTACTTCTATGAGGAATAATTGCATCATCTGTTAATTTCTTTATTTTTATCATAAATTTCATCCTTTCATTTTTTATTTATAATCATTTACGAATATATTATTTAAGAGCTTAATTCTTTTTTTTATTATCCTAATAATCTGCTGGTAGTCCATTTTTCTTATTTCTATACTTTATAATAGTTTTTATTTGATTTTTATATTTATAAATAACTTCTCTTATTGGAGCAGATGTCCAGCACCCTCTTTTAAAAGCTTTATATTCTTTGATTACATTTTCTACAGTAAATAAGTAATTTTCTTTATCAATATATTTACTAATATCTTTATATGAATTAATTGCTTTTTTTCTCATTTAATTACCTCTCTTGACTTTGCTTTTTAAATTATTCTTTTTACTTATGCTTGCTTTACAAGTTGCTAATATTCTTTTCATATCTCCATAAGTTACTCTCTTATTAGAGTAAGCACTTCGCATAGGGTACTTATACCACTCAATTTCTATATTCATTGGCTTAAATACAAAGTTCGGTTTGTCTTGAATATCTTCATCTTCTCCCCAGTAGAATGGATTAATTAAAAATATTTCATTTTCAAATCCACCTCTATCAGTTATATTTTCATGTTCTTGATTGTCATAATATCCATATCCATCAAATCCATTATCATAAAGCCAATCAACAAATAAATCCTGTATTTGTTCTCTATCTATTTCAAAGTTAGCATTTTTCATTAATTTCGCTCCTTTTTTTTGAATTATTCCTTAACATATTCCATCAAATTCATATTCACACTCTTCACAGATTCCTCTTTCTCCATTTTCATAACAAGATTCACATAAAGTTACTTCACATTCTTCACAATGTTTTTCAACACTTTTAATTTCTTTTTCACAATCAAAACATTTCATATTTTTCTCCTATCTAATGAATAATAATTTTAGGCGAGTGCTCCTAGAACACTCCTCCTATAATTTTTCCGTTCTTATCAATATTTGCTTCTTCTATGAAATCAGGTTCAATTATCTCTGGAACATTAAGCTCTTTCATTCTTTCTATTGAATAAACATCATATCTAACAAGTTTATTCCCATCTCTTAATGTCTTTGAAGTTCTTCCGGTTCCTATTAAGTACCCTGCTTTCATAGCTTGCTTTTTAAAATCTTTCAGTTTTAAAGGAATAACTTCAGCAGATCCAGTCTTATTAACAAAATCAAATATTTCATTAATCATTTCTGACGTCTTAATATAAAGTCCATCACCTTGTTTTTTTACCACTTCCGTTAATCCTGCTCTACCATCTTCAAGCATTTGATTATAAAGTAGCAACATTCTCTCAACAGTAGACTTGGTTTCTTCTCCACCTTCTAAAACTTCCTCTTTAATATTTTTAATAATGTATTGTTCGTACCCTTCAAAAGCTTTAAAACCATGCTCGGCTAATAATAAATTGAATATCTCAATCCCAGAAGCAATATTAATAGCTGTATTCAGCGGCCTGTTATTTAATCCTTTAAGATTCTGCTGAACTTTTTCCCTTATAGCTGCATATTCTTCAATACTCATATTTATAACTATGTCAATTAAGCTTCTTCCTAATTTCTTTAGTAAAATCTCATTCTTTATTAGCCACATCATTGCTTCAGTATTTTTTTCAGTTCTCTCTCTCTTACTTAAATAAATAATACAACTTCTATCTATAAGAGCTTTTTCCCCATTTGGATAACTTTCTTCACCAGCTACTATTATTGGCCTAGTAAGTTGGAAATCTTTATTTTTAAAGCTTTTATCCCCTCTTGTTATGGTTGTCCTATCATATAGGTTTCTTAAACTTTCACTAAGCTTCTGGATCTTATATCTATCTAAACTAGATGGTTTAAATTCATCGTATAAGGAAGTGTAATTTCCCGTACTTAAATCTCTTATAAGCCCAAAATTCGAGATTAATCCAATAGATTTTATATCCTTGGCTGGATAATTTAATAAAGTTGCAATAACGTTGCTTAATATAGTAGATTTACCTGATTCACTTTCTCCTACAATTAGTAAATGGTGCATTTTATTTTTTAATTCTTGATTATGAAGAACAGCTAAATTATTAATAACAGTTCCTATAATAGGTATTGTCTTATCACTTGCAGCAAACCTAAATATTCTCTTCTTTAAATCATTTAATTCATCTTTAGTTATAAAATCATTATTCAATATTTCTATATCATTTTTCTTATCAGCCTTTATTGAACAATCAATTCCCCTTGAAGTTATTGCCCCTTCATTAGTTATTAGCTTTATTTGATTATCTTGCTTTATAAATTTTATACCTTGATGTAACTCTTCATTTTCAATTGCCCAATACATATTGATCCAGCTCTTAAGCTCTGTTAAATCATCAATTTTACCTTTAAAGGCTAAATCTAAAGTTCCTAAAAAGTTTTTAAATGACTTTACATCATCAAATACAGTAGATGGACCAATCTTTTCTATTATTTCACCAGTACAGCTTTTTAAAAGAAGCTTAACTCCCTCTGTATCATCATCTACATATCTCATTCTTTTAGCTTCTAATAAATTAAAATCAGTCAGATATATTTTTATCCAATTTCCATGCTTATTGGTTACTTGTTTATATATACCTCTAAAATCTTGTTGTAAATCATATCTGGAATTAACATCTAAGCTTCTTTTAAATGCTTTTAATAGATCCTCTTTATCATGTCCTGCTTCTATCCAGTCCGTTACATCCTTATTGTCCCCTAATGCCTTTAATCCTGGTAAATTTATAAATTTAAATGCAGGTCTATCCTGTTCATCATCCATTAAAGGTGGATTTAACTCTTCATATATTTTCTTTCCGTACTGCTCTCCAGCTTCTCCAGTGTCTTTTATTACATATATACATGAATACAACCCTTTAAGTACTGAAAAATCTTTAACTCCCTTTAATGAAGTTGATACATATTTATTATTTTTGAAAAGTGAATTTATTGTGTTGGCATCTTTTTCACCTTCAACTGTTATTAATATTTTCCCTACCCTTAACCCTTCTACAACGTTATATAAATTGTAAGGTATTTCATCAGCTCCTCTTGAATTAACAACCTTATCACCTTCAAGATGATAATAAGAACTGCATTTCTTTCCATCTGGTTGAATAAATTTTGCTTTATAATAAACAACTTCATTTTTCTCATTAACAAATGTAAATAATCCTTTAAGTTTATAACCTTTCTTAAATTCTGTCTTTTCAATTTGCCAATTTATGAAGCCTTTTACCTTTTCAAATTCAAGTTCTTTATCACTTTTTTTATTCTCCATGCCTAGATATTCTCTAGCGGCTTTATAATCAATACCTTTATGTTGCATTATGAAATCTATGGCATCTCCTGATGTATTACATCCACCAAAGCACTTCCATTGCCATTTATTCTTATCGGAATTAAATCTTATACTAAAGGAAGGTGATTTTTCCGAATGGAAAGGACAACAAATTTTGTTGTCCCTGGTAAATCTATGGCCTGTCTCATTTTCTATTAGTTGTTTTAAATCGATGTTTTGTAATTCATTCAAAAATTACACCCCCCTTCATTTACAATTGAATCCTCTTTGCCTTTCTTCATATGTCATTTTTCTTCCTAGCTCCTTTTCAACTTCAACACTTTTTTGTCCAAGCATTAAAACTAATTTTACAAATGCATTAATATAATAATCATCTTCTCTTGGAGCTTTACCTTCTGCTCTTAAAGAATCTATATTGTTTAGCATTTCTTCTGCATTTCCTATTCTTTTTAAAAGTAAATTATATTCCTGCTGCTTCTGGCTCAAATATAGCACCTTCTTCAAAATATCCTTTATTTTTTAACAATTCATAAATGTGATAATACAATGCTTTGTATATTCTATATCCTGTAGTTTTCCTATCTATAAATTGAACATTTAAGTCATATCTCGCTGTAAATGTCTCGAATGATCCTACTGCTGCAGTTGATGAATATTGACTTCTAAAATCTCCAGTTACTAATTTTTCATATCCGTTAAGATCTTCAACAAACATAAAAGTTTTTGTATTATACATCTTAAGTCTTGCAAATTCATTCTCGAATCTATCTCTATCCTTTATGCTACTAATAAGCTCGTCTACTGAATTTTTCTTTTCTATAGCTATATCATTGCTGAAGTACCAATCTCTATTAACCCCTAAAGGCTTAGTTTCTTCATTTGAAGCTATGTAACAGCTATAATCTCCTTGGTCTAACTTTTCAACTTTATATTTTATTTTTTTTCTATCAAAGTAATCCTTTATATGTTCCCATTTCTGTTCTCTTGTATCACATATAATTACTAAGTTTTTTAAAAGTATCTTTTGCTCTTTATCACTAAACTTGTACTTCATTTTTCCTCCTTATATTTTTAACCCTTATATCCTTCTAAATCTTCACTTACTCTTTTTAATAATTTATCAAACTCTTCTACTGATAATTTAGAAACTGCTTCATCTAATATTTTTATAATTTTGTTTTGATAATCTATTCTATCCATTTTCCTTGCCCCTATTATCTATATTTTTGAATTATTCATTACTTTTTTTGCGAATAGAACTTATTAAATCCATCTTTTGAAATTCTAATAAATGTTTATCACATAAGCACCTTTTGGTGTCTATTGCAGGTATATAAATATCCGCTATTGCTCTCTTATAGCAATGTTTAGAATTGCATAACCCTAATATCTTTTTTAATTTAGCATTGATTTCAATAAATAAATCTTTCATAAATCCTCCTTTAATTTAATCATTCACTATAATATTTTACATTTTAAATACTCTTCCAGTTCAGACGGAACTTTAAAGAATCCAATATCTTTAACCTCTGACACTACTATTTGTGTAACTTTATCGTCTTTTATATAAGGCTCTGCTTTACTCTTTAGAACTTCTACACTATTTGCAATAAAACTATTCTTAACTACTGCATCCTTATATATATCTGCTCTGTAATACATTCTTTTTCTCCTATTTTTTGAATTGTTCTCTAACTTTTTGCAACCTCTGTCTCAACGAAGAATTCGCATTCTTCTGCTTTGTCTTGTTCATAACCATAGTTAAATACTTCTGTATCACAACCTAAATAATAGTTTTCACAATCTGTACATTTCATTTTCAACTCTCTCCTTATCTTGTAATATTTACACATTTTTTTTAATGAATGCCGAATTAATTATCATTGTGATACTTCTTTAAATTTTTACAGCCTTCACAAGCTCTAATATCATCAATTCCATCACCAATATTATAATTAAAGCAATCTTCACACTTAAAACCAAATATTAAGTATTTTATACTTCTCAAAAATCTACTAAAAAATATTTTCATAAAATTTCACCTTTCTTCGTAATATTTTTTTGAATTACGAACTACTTAACAATTTTCCAATCTTCATATTCCTCTATGCAATTAATAGCTTGTGCATCCAAATCAGAATTTGAAAAATTATTTTTTATTTTAACTGTTTTTTCATAAAATTTATGATATTTTGCTTTATCATATATCCTTATTACTAATAAAGAATCAAACATTGAATATTCTTCTAAAATTTCAATTTCAACTTTATACATCTTTATCTTACTTCTAAATATTTTTTCTTTTTTATAAGACTTACAACTCATTTTTACCTCCAATATAAAAACAATAATTTCAATTAATGAATAACTATATTTTTGAATTGTGAACTATAATTCATAAACTTCAATATCATCATCACCATAGTAATCTAATATATTTATTGCATCATTGGGTTTGTCATTATTTAATTTAGCTGATAATGGCACTTTACCTCTTTCCAATACATGACCATAACCTTCTATAAAACATTGACCAAACATTGCTCTTAATCTACAATAATCTCCTGCCATAGATTTAATTCTGTCATCTTCTTCGTCTAATGGATAAAAAACTGATTCAAAACTATCCAAATATTCCTCTGTTATTTTTTCATCATCAAGTTCTATTTCAAACTCTTTTGTGGTTGTAACCTTAACTATAAATTTTCTCATTTTTATTTCTCCTTTTACTAACTCGCAATAATTTCAAATTGCTACATAAGCTCTTTCATTACCTCTATAACTTCACCTTCGAGATTGTTAAGCTTGTCTATTTCCTTTAATAACTCTTCTCTCTTATCACTTGCCCAATTTTGAACTGCTAGAATATTTACAAATGCATCTTCTGTACCTTTTATAGAAATTACTCCATTGTTAATTTCGTATTCTCCATGCTCTCCAGCAACATCACAACTAATAACTTTTACAACTTTATTACTAATAATGAATTTACTTTCTTTAACTTCTATAGGCTCAACCTTCTTAATTTCCTTTTTTCCTTTAGATTCTTTTTTAGTTTTAACTGGCATTTCTTTTTCCTCCCCTAAAATGTACTCTGCTGCTTTATCAATATCATTTTCTTTAAGAGCTTCACTTATCTCTATAGATTTCTTAAGTCCTTCCTGCTCAGCCATGAATTGGTCATAACTCTCTTTTCCTTTTTTCCAATAAATATTAATATCTTGAGTTGTAAGTCCTGTTCCTACATATTTTTCCCTCATAGCTTTTACAACTTCAACTCTAGTCTTTCCATCAAAAATCATTTTAGTAATATCTTCTGCAACTTCATTTTCAATTGCTTTAACTTTCATAATTCTCTCCTCAAAACTTATATTTTCTAATGCATCAAATGCTTCTTTCATTAACTGTCCGCATCTTATTACAATGTCACATATTTCTTCATAATTAAAATCTGTCTTTTCAATGAGTGCCGTTTGTACTGTGCAATCAAAAACATTAATACACTTAACTCTTACATTTTCTTTTCCTGCTTCAACAACCTCATTTATATATTCTTGCTGTAGGGGAGTAAGCTTTTTAGCAAACTCCGCTTTTTTCTTAGCTTTTTTAACAAGTTCCCTTTTATCGGCTCTTATTTCATTTCTGTTTAATATCTCCATAGCGTTTCACCTCTAAAATGGCATATCCCCATCGTCAATTGGCTCTTCATATCCAAAATCATTGTTATTTGATACATTATTTTCTCCATAACTTGAATTATTTCCATTAGATTGACCACCTATAAAGGTAAACCCTTCAACTAATAATTCATTGGTATATCTTTTAGTTCCGTCCTGCGCATTATATGAGCCAGTTCTCCAAGGGCCTTTTACACAAACTTGTTGACCTTTGGTAAAATACTTACTTATAGTTTCAGCTCTTTTCCCGAAAGCAGTACAGTTTATAAAATCTGCATCATATTGTCCATTTTTATTCTTAAAATCTCTATTAACAGCAATAGTGAATTTAGCTGTCATATTTTCTCCATTAACTTTAAAATCAATGTCTTTGGTAAGTCTTCCGACCATTACACAATTATTCATTATCTTTTTGTTCCTCCATTCTGTTAAGGGCTCTTATTAATACAAGCCCTATTTCACTTAATTCTCCACCCGTTAACTCATTTTCAACTTTATTGAATAAAGTTTTTATTGCATTTAATGGTTTCATTTAATTCTCCTAATATTCAATATGTTTTTCATATAAATAGCTGGCTTCTAAATCAGCAGTATGAAGTAATACTCCCCATTTGTTTTTGTTCCAACAACCACTTACTGTATTCCAATTTTCCTTTGGTTCATATCCACCCATATGAGCTCTAATGGCATACATTTCATCTAATGTTAAATTTATAAAGCTGCTTAATATAATTATTGATTTTTCTCCATGTCCTAATGGAACTTGATCATCAACTTTATAAAAAGGAACCTGCTCCCATCTTCCTGTAATTTCATTCTTTTTATTTCTAGTGCTTGTTACATAAAAATTAACTTTGCATAGATCATGGAGTAAACCACAAATAATTACACTTTCTAAAGGCATATTTAAATCTGTATAATGCTCTGCTTTAGCCTTTAAAACTCTATATACATTTAAGCTATGTTGAGCTAGTCCACCCTCATAGTTGCTGTGATACATTGTACTTGCTGGAGCAGTAAAGTAATCGTGTTTGCATAACCACTCAATCAATCTATCCATTCCTGGTCTTTTAACAGTTTCTAAAAGACTAATAATCTCTTTCTTATTAGCTTCAACCTTTGCTCTTATTTCTAACTCTGTCATAATCTCAATTCCCCTCCTAATTATTGATATACCATTTACCACGAATTTCATCTATTTCAAAGTTATCTTCTCCATACCATTCATTTTCGGTTTTAGAATATAAATCTAATCCCCCTTCTTTTTTGTATTTATATTGACTATAGCAACTCTCAATCTCTTTACCTTCTTCATAAGCCTTAAATGCTTCATCAAAAGTGTATTGTTTTCTTTTAAGTTTAAATTTTAAATTCTCATTGTCTGTGAACGTATAGTAGTCAGTTTCTTTTTTAAAAACAATTCGTATTCCTTTCCTTCCATCATTGTCAAAACAGTTAATCTCTTTTAAGTTCCAATGAGATTTATCTATGTTTTCCCAAACTTCTCCCACTTTAATATCTGCAATTACTTCTCTAAATGTCCTTTCAATTTCCGATATTGGAGTATGCTCCTTAATGTATTGCTTGGCTATTTTAATATCTGCTTCATCATTTTCATGGCACCCAAACATATCACTTCTATTGTCACTACAAAATATACATTGCTCACACTCCAATTTATAACAACTTACCTTTTGATCATTACTTCCATTTGCTAGAACATCTTTGCATAATTTTAAAATTATATCTTCCATACTATCTCCTCCTAAAATGGTAATTCCCAATTTTCACTTTCTAAAAACTTTAAATCCTCAAGAACCTTCTTCATTTCTTCAACATTAAGAGTTATCATTTGAAAGTCCTTAGTCAGTTCCAAAACCGAATTATCTTCTTTATCAAGCTTTAAAAAGCTTCTAAATCTATCTTTTTCAACATATCCCTCTATAAAGTCATGAGTTTCCATCATCTTAAGGAAATCTCTTTCCTCTATAGCCTTATCAATTACTTTCGTTATTTTATCTATAGCAATATCAACCTTAGCCATATATCCTCCTCTATAGGTCGCTTAGACTTAATATCCTACTTACCTTATTAATGCTCTTACAGTAATCACAACTGCCACAACCTACAGGTTCAACCTTCCCCTCTTTAATAGCTTTAAATCTTTCAGTATAAAACTCCATTTCTTGAAGTTTATTATCTGTATATCCTTTATCAATTCTTATAACAGCTTTATCTGGAATATCCTCTTTAGTTACAGCTATTATGTAAGGTACTAAATCAACCTTGAACTGTTGCTTAATTAACTCCCTATAAACTGCCATTTGTTCAATATATCCATACTGCTCTATGAAGTTAAGGCCTCCATTATACTTCTTGTAAATTCCTTGCGTAGTTTTTAAATCTCCAAAGAAACCTTTATCTAAATTAAGAATATCAACTTTAGCTTTCCAATTTACTCCAAAGAGTTTTCCAGTTACTATAACCTCTTTATCGCCATCTAAAAATTTCATACAAACTTTGTCATTTTTTAAAGCATTAATCATTTTATCTCCAATTTGAAAAGTAGCTTTTAATTGTCCTTTTGTTGTTCCCCTGCTTGAAAACATTTCTGGGTGTTCTATTTTGAATTGTTCTATAGTCCCATCATTAAAGCTATGAACATAACCTCCAAGTAGAAAAGCATCATTATTTGATTGTCTATATTCGCCTTTGACTTTAGCTACTGCCTTTGCTTCACATTGTTTGAATAACTTGTACAAAGAAACTGAAAAATATTCTTTATCTGCTTCGAAACTATAATAATTATCATCATTTAGTAACATTTCCACCCCTCCTTTTTCTCATTGGTTATAATAATTTTCTTTAGAAATCTCTATCATCTTCAAGCACTTCCTTAAATTCAGTTTCAATTACTTCTTCTTTTACTTCTTCAATAACTCCATCTGCTTCAAGCTCTTTTTCAATCTCTGATTTTTCACTCTCTACAGGCTCATTCTTAAATTCCATATCTGAAGTTTCTTCCCAAACTTTGCCTTGCTCTATACTATCAAAATCCAATTCAATATGCTTACATAATCTTCTTAATACAGTTTTCTTAGCCATTTCACCAAAACTTTTGGTCCATGCAGCTCCATTTTTTTGCTTAGAGAAATTATCTCTTATATATTCAATTTCAGCTTTACTCATAGTTTCATAAGCCATACTTCCATCCACGTAATAAACAACTGCAAAAGCTCCAACAATAGGCTTTGTGTTAAAAGTAATTGGCTTAAAATTAATTAATTGCTTACCTGCGTCAATTGATTCCTCAAAGAAATCTCCTTCTCTTACAAGCTTCGCATATATATCTTTGATTGGATTTATGCTATACTTTTTACAAAGCTTTTCCTCACCTTTATAGTCAGTCATAAATTGAGGTTGGCCGCCATAAGTTATGACATAACATTCTTTATTAAAGAAATCTAAACCGAGGTAAGCTCCTTTCATGATGCACTTTGCTAAGTTAAATTCTTGACCTTTCATTCTAGTAACATCAAGATCATTTAATACGGTAAGTGCATTTTGTTTAAATCTTAAAGAATTAAATCCCTTTGGTAATGCTGCTGCATCATTATTTAACATTGTTGTTAACAGCTCATTTGTTTGCTTCAAAACTACAGTTTGCAATTGGTTATTTACTGCCATTACTCTTCTTCACACTCCTTCTTATATTGCTCCATACAATCTTCACAGATAAAAATATCATTAATTTCATAATAAGCATCTCCTAAAAATATCCCATAACCACAATCAGCACATTCATAAATTTGTTTAGCTTTCGGATTTTCATGCCTATACTCGTACATACATTCCATTATTTCTCCTCAATTTCATGAACAACTTTTGCAAAATCAACTTGTCCATTTCCTAAATAAATAATTTCATATCCAGTTTCCATTACTTAGCTACCTCCTTATTGCTTTCTATAGGCATCTCAAAAACAAATTGAGTTATAAGGTTTTTAGCCCCCAAATGAACTATATGTCCCTGCATATCATCTAAAACCATTAGAGCCATTTCTTCACTTCTATAAGATCCTAAAGTCGCACCTTCACAATCTTCTGGTCCTTGATATCCTATAATAATTCCACTTTCACTAACTTCAAAACTATCATAATTACCTAAAAATTTCTTATTTTGACTTCTAACCCACATTCACATTTCCTCCTTTAAAATCAACTAATTTTTTTAAAGCTTCACTAAAATGCTTTGATTGAGTTATATAAATATATCTTTTAATACTTTTGTCATACTCTCTAGCAACCCATCTTTGCTTTCTTTTATCCCATATTATGTTCTTTACAAAGCTTTTTCTTTCTTTAAACATTTTTAATATCTGTTCAGCTCTTTCTTCTGTTTTTGTTGCTGCAATAAAGCAATATATTCCGCCATCATTGACTTTAACTTTATATTTCCTCTACACTCATCGATATGCTTAACCTTTTTAACCTGTCCTTTTTTACTAGTAAATCCTAGATGCTTATTATACTTTTCGCATGTCATGGTCTTTGTCCCATCTGGAAATATAAAATCATAAATTTTAAACCATATACAGCCCTTACAATCCATTATTATTCACCTCAACTTTTACGACCTTAAATCCCCAATTCTTGCCACTTAACTTCTTGTACCAGGCTGAACTAATATCATTAGGTTTCTTTCCAAACCTACGAGCCAATTCAGCCGCGGTATCAACAACCACTATAGGCAGTTCTAATTCATCTGGTGTAACTGCTAGCCATAGAGCTCCACTTCCTATCATTACTTACACCCCTTGATTTATAATCCATTTTTCATATTTCTTTCTTTGCAATAGAACAATTTCTTCATCTCTCAATTGGCTTAACTCAATTGTTCTTTCATCATTTAATCCAAATAGATTTATTGCTTCTTCTAGCATTTGTTGAACTCTCATAAAAATTCCCTCCTTTTAATCAAGTAAAAAAATTCTAGCTATTAATTAAGATGTTTTTTCATTAATAATTCTTTAGCTTTTACTAATCCACTTACGTACCCTAAAACATAATTAATATCTTCAAGATTTAATTCGTCAAAAATTTGTAAATTAGCCTTTAAAAGTGCTTCTTTCTTCTTTAGATCCATTATTTCACCTCCAAAAGTCTTGTTAATAGGATTTTATAATAATTTTTGTCTATTGTAAAGACTTTTAGGGGGAATTTTAGAATTTTTGTCGACTTGATAGTCTTGACAATAGACTTTTTCAAATATAACATAATATTGAGGTGATTCTTTTGAATACTAGATTGAGGGAAGTTAGAAAATCTCTTAAATTAACTCAACAAGAATTTGGTAGTAAAATAGGATTAAGCAAAGCATCTATAGGTAATATAGAAAACGGAATAATCAATCTAACTGATAGAAATATTTCTTTAATATGCTCTACATATAATGTTAATGAAGATTGGCTGCGCAATGGCAATGGTGAAATGTTTAATCCAATGACAGAAGACGAAGAGTTTGCATATTTAGTAGGAGCTCTTTTGGCTGAAGATTGTGATTATAAAAAGAAATTTATAAAATCTATGTTAGAGCTAGATGATGAACTAGACTGGATGATAGTTACTAATCTTGTTGAAGGACTTAAAAAGAAGAATGAAAAAAAGTAGAGAAAAATAATTTCTCTACTTTTTTTTATTTAATATGTACCCAGATACAATTAATTTTAAATTATTTAGAAGCTTTTCATCTTCAATTTTCTTTATTAATTCCACTAACTCAGTTCTAGTCTTTTCCATACAAACCGCTCCTTTTGTATTTATTAATAATAAATTATATATTAACCCGAACATCTGTTCAAGCAAATTTCACAATTTTATTATAAACCAAAAATGTATTCCTGACAGGAATATTTCGACATATTTTTTACAGTTGTAGCAAATGTGTGT